CACCGTGGACGCAAAAGCGTACTGTGCACCGCGCCCCAGGCACTCAGCGTCAACGTGGCCGCGCATATCATGCGCCAGGAGCTGCCGCGCGCCATGTACAACGTGCAGGCGGTCGCTGCCGAGATCCGGGCACAGCAAAAGGAGCACACGACCTCGGCGGCAGAACAGCGCCTCGCGTTTCTCGAGGACCGTGCGAAGTGGATCAACGACCAACTGTGGAACAGCCCGAAACCGGTGCCGTCGTTGGTCACTCGACTGGCCGAGGTCGACGCTGAGCTCGAGACGTTACGCGAACAGGTGGCGGAGGAGAAGACTGCGGCCGAGACCGACGCCAGCCTGGCGGCCATGTGTGAGGTGCTGCTCGAATCGCCGTTCGAGGCGTTCGACGCCCTGCCGTGGCAACAGCAGCACCGGGTGTATCACCTGCTGTTCGCGGGCGTGCGGATCGAGACCGAGGGTGAGGGCTTTCATCGGCGCTGGCGACTGCGCCAGTACCGCGCCCTGATCGGCGACCAGTTGCGGGTCCTGAGCGATGCGCCCTGGTGCCGGCGCGAGCACCCGCACACGTCAGGGCTGCGCTTCGAGCCATCGGAAGTTGAGTTGCGGGAAGCGACGTATGCGACCAGACATACGCTTGCCGTAACTCAACTGCGCGAGCTCGCCTCGGCCTTGTCTGGGGTTGGCTGCTGAGGCTGCTCGGCTGGTGCCTGTTCCGCGCGGCGCTTCTTGGCCAGCACCAGGCGCGCGCCTTCGCCCAGCAAGCGTGCGACCTCGGCGAGCCGCTCTTCTGGAGTCACGCTGACCAGTCTGCGCCGCGACAATCGCTGCCGGCGGGACACGACGGGACACGTTTGAAAGTTGTCCGCTGTTTACTCGGGCGCCATCAGATCCGCGGGCTGCACGCCCAGCGCCCGCGCCAGCTTGCGCACGGTCACGGGTCGCACTTCGTGGTCGGCCTCGGCCTTCCACACCGTGGTGCGCGCCACGCCGGCCTTGTCGGCGAGCTCCTCCTGGGACAGCGCCCGCCTTCTGCGGACGCTACGTAAACGCGGCACGAGCACGCCGCGCAATGATCGCGGGCGCGACGTATACCACACAGTTCCTTGCAGGTGTGTCTCGTGTGCCACTCGGGTAGTGCAGTGGTAGCCCGGCCAGTTCACAAAGTCAACCTGTTCGGGTGCATCCTTCACCGAAGTCTCACGTACGCCGGAGGATTTCTTTACGTTGCGTTGACGTCGCGCTAACGTTCAGCGCGGGCTAATACGTGAGCGTTCTGGGGAGGGCGCTTGCGCTAGCACGCATGTTCTAAAATCTCCGCGGCATGAGGAGGTCACGCTGGTGGGAAGTGCGTTACCTGCCGGCAAGGGGACAGCTTTCAAACGTGTCCGCAGTTGTCCTGCCGGCGTGCCTGCCGGTGGCTGACGATAGGCACGCGCAGATGCCGATGTTCCCCGGCGACCCAGGCGGCGACGACTCGCCGCGTGATCGTTTACTGTTCCACGTCCTGGACATGCAGGCCCAGTCGGTCAAGGTGATGGCCGCGCTGCTGCAGGATGCGCTCGATGGGCGGCTGGCGCGCAACGGTCGCGTTGATGTCGCGCGCGAGAAGCGCCCGCATCGGCCGGTCAACGAGCGGCACCGTACCTACGCGAGCTTCCGCGCGGCGATGTGCGAGCTCGAGGACGCCGTCGGCGACGTCAAGCACAAGACCAAGGTTGTGGTCTGTGCACTGGGCCCGGACTCGGTGAAAACCGTCACGCGCACGATGGTCGAGTGCTATGGGCTGCGGCCGCAGCAGTGGCCGCCGTCGACCTGGCCGGCCGAGCCGCCCAACGGAACGGGACACGTTTAGAAACGTGTCCGCTGTTGTCCCGCCGGACGCCTTGACCGCGTAGCACACTGGCGGCATGCCCGCCGCAAGTGTGTATCTCCCCCTGCAGGACGAAGAGGTCGCCCTTGTCCGCAGGCTCGCGCTCCAGGAAAACCGCACCTTCCGCGAACAGGTGGTGGTGCTCTTCCGCTTCGGCCTGCTCGAGGCGCGCGCTCGCCTCGTACCGCCCGAGCCCATCGGCGAGGTGGCGTGAGCGACGCCGAGTCCGAGCGCGCCCGCTCGCGCTTCTTCGCCTGGAAGAGCAGCCACGCGCACCTGGCCGACGACCCTGCCGAGGTGTGGGCCGCGGCGTGGCGCGCCGGCGCGTGGGACGCGCTCAAACAGAACACCACCCTCGGCCTGAACCTGGCGCAGATCACCCAGCGACTCGAGGACCTGGCGCAGTTGTACAGCGACGTCGGCGAGGAGCGGCGTATCGACCGCGAGCTCGAGGAGGTCAGCGCGTACTACCGGAGCGAGCCGTGAGCGTGGCGCTGGCGCTCCCTGAGGCACGCGATATCGGCCTGGACCAGGTGCGCGACCGGCTCATTCCGCTGACCCGCCTGCTGCGCGAGGAGATTCGCCAGAGTGGCACGGTTGAGGATGCCCGCGAGCTCGGGCGACGACTCGACGCCTTCCAACGGTTGATGACTGACCGCGAAGCGCGCGCGCTGCTGGCCGCGGAAGCGCGGCGTACCGAGGTGCTCGTCGGCTACCTGCTCGGTGCCGCGGTGATGGGGAGACCGGCCGAAGGAACGTTAGCCGTGACTAACGATATTCTTCGCGTCGACAAGCACAAGTTCCGGCTCCTGGCAAAGCACGAGGACCTGGTCGAGCAGTTTCTAGCGGCGGGGTACGTCACGCGGCGGGCGCTGCTGGACAAGGTGGCCTCGGCGACGAGTTGCAACGGGCATTCGCGCGAACCAGTAGCCGGTCTGTTCACGACATTAGTGGCTGACCCGCCCTGGCGGTATGAGAACCGGGCCACGCGCGCGGCTGCGGAGAACCACTACACGACGCTGAGCATTCCAGAGTTGTGCGACCTGCACGTCGACGGCCGCGCGGTGGCAGGATGGACGGCGCCGGCGGCGCATCTATACCTGTGGACCACCAATGCATTCCTGCGGCAGGCCTTCGATGTGCTCGATGCGTGGGGCTTCACGTATCGGACGACCTTGGTGTGGGTCAAATCGCAACTCGGCATTGGCAATTACTTCCGCTCGTCGCACGAATTTGTGTTGTTCGGCACCCGTGGCGACCTGAAGGTCAAAGACAGTAATCAGCGCAGTTGGTTCGAAGCTGCGCGAGGTCGTCACTCGGCGAAACCTGACCGCTTCTACGACCTCGTCGAAATTGTCTCACCGGGTCCGTATCTGGAATTGTTTGGCCGGCCATCGCCACTGTTTGGTGCACGCGAAGGTTGGACGGTGTGGGGCGACGAGGCCTGATGGTCGCGCGCGACTCGTGGGAGTACCGAACCGGGACTGTGGCGGAGATGAAACTCGCCACGTTATTGCGCAGGTCTGGATGGGCAGTGTCGATCGTACGGCACGGCACGGCGGTCGCGCCGATGCTGCTCGGATGGACGGGGAAGCTAGTGCTGCCGGACCTTCAGGGTTTCCCACCGGGCGGCAGTTCGGTTTGGGTGGAGGGTAAGTGGAAAAGTACGACCGGCGTGATGGAGTGCATGGGCAACCTGGTAACGACCGGTCTGGACTTACAGAACTACCAGCACTATTGCGAGGTGCAGCGCCAGACCGGCCACCCGGTCGTCATCGCATTCATGCAACGCGAGCAGGACGGGATTTATCTCGCGCATCTAGACCGCGACATGGTGCCAGCTGTGGGAAATGCGAAGGGAAAGATGGTGTACTGGGACCTCGCGAAGCTGCAGCGTCTGTGCTCGTACGAGGAACTGATGGCAACCCAGGCAGCGCAGCAGCAACTGGAGATGCCGTTGTTCTACCCGGCTCCAAGTCAAGGGCGATTGTGGTGACCCGCGTGAGCCGGGGCCTGAGCTATCCCGCGATACGCCAGCGCCCGTTCGTGCCGCTGAACAAAGCGCAGCTCGTCCTGCTGACGGGTGCGGGCGAGGAGGAGTTCACGCGCTGGGTCAAAAGCCGCGCCCACTGCTACGGCTGGAATGGCATCCATACGCGCGACAGCGAAGGTGTCATCGAAAGCGTGCACACGCTGCGCATGGACGGCTTCTGCGAAGGTCTCGGCATTCCAGACTGGGAGTTCTGGCACGAGGGCTTCAAGCAGTCCTTCAAAGCCGAGCTGAAAGGCGCGAGCGGCGAGCTCCACAAGTATCAGAAACGCGAGATCGCGTCGATGCGCCTGGGCGGCCAGACGGTGGTCGTGTGGTATCCGCGTGACGCGCCGATGGTCGAGCAGGTATTCCGCTACGGACTGGAGGCACTGCAGCAACGCTGATGGCCAGGACCACGCTGATTCGGGTGAGTTTTTCCCGCCAGGTGTCGGACGGCAACTATGGCAGCGAGACGATCCGTCACGAGGTCGAGGTGACCGCAGACGACGGGCAGGACCTGAGCTCGGAGGAGAGCATCACCGCGCTCGACCTGTGCCGACGCCTGGTGCACGCCGAGCTGGCACGCTCGCCGAACTGGTCGATCCGCCACGCCATCGAAGAGCCGAAGACGCTTTCGACTGCGGAGCTCGCGCCATCGAACTATGACGATGACGAGGACCTCCCGCTGTGACATCGGACTTCGTCTGGCCCGACATCGGCGATGACGAGCTGCCCGATCGCTGCCAGCAGTTCGGCTGCAGCCAGCCCGCGGAGACGTGGTGCCCCTTATGCCGCGCGTACTTCTGCCACGCGCACGACGAGCTGTACCCGGTGCGGCGACATGACTGCCTGCGCGGCAAGGCTGAGGCTGCCTGATGGCGCGCTTTGCGGTGGGGCTGGTGTTCGGCGTGGTGGTGGGCGTGGTGGCCGGCGCGGCCGCGGGCCTGCACGCGGACGAGGCCTCGGCGGAGGTGCTCGAGGCGGCCGCGGCGGCGCACGTGGACCCGGTCGACCTGGCCGGCGCCGTCAATACCACGGGCATGGACCCATTCGTCTACCTGCGCCAGGTGCACGAGCTGCCCGATCTGCCCGCACCTGCACCGGTCAACCCGCGCATGGAGTGCATTATTCGCGTCGAAAGCCGCGGCGACCCGAACGCGCGCAATCGCAGTGGTGCGTCCGGTCTCGGTCAGTTCCTGCCTGGGACGTGGGCCTCGACGCCGCAGGGGCGGGCCGGGCTGTCGGTCTTCAATCCGGCCGCTAACCGCGCGGCGATTCAGTACATGCTCGACGCCGGGCGCGCGCGGGAGTTCGACGCGGTCAGGTTCTACGGATGCTGATGGAGGAGGATGCATGACCCAATCGGTCGCCATCGAACGCGCGGAGCCCGCTGGTCTCGCGCTGCACGTCTTCGGCGCCGAGCGCGTCGCGGTGCTCAAGGAGCAATTGTCGCGCGGCTGGAAGGAGGCGATGACCGACGCCGAGCTCGAGCACATCGCCCTGGTCTTCCAGCGCACGCGCCTCGACCCGCTCGCCAAACCGCCGCAGATCTACTGGATCAAACGCTACGACTCCAAGCTGCGCAAGGAGGTGATGACCGGTCAGTTGGCCATCGACGGATTGCGGCTGATCGCCCAGCGCTCGCGCGAGTACGGCGGCCAGCTGGGCCCGTTCTGGACCGCCGACGGCAAGGAATGGGTCGATGTGTGGCTGCGTGACGAGCACCCGGCCGCGGCGAAGGTGGGTGTGCTGCGCAAGGGCTTCCGCGAGCCGGTCTGGTCGGTGGCGACCTGGAAAGAGTGGGCGCAGCACCAGACCGAGTATGACCGCACGGGCAACCCCACGGGCAAGAAGATCCTGGCGCAGTTCTGGGCGTCGATGGGCGCCAACATGCTGGCCAAGACCGCCGAGGCGATGTCGCTCAAACGCGCCTTCCCGCAGGAGACCAACGACCTGGAGCTGGCCGCCGTTGACGCCGAGTGGCGCCAGCAGGAGACCGAGCACGCGCGGCGCTATAGCGAGATTTTCTCAGAAGAGGACGTGGTCGTGTCGGGCGATCGGCTGGTGGACCGCACCACCGGCGAGGTCATCAGGCCGCGGGAGCTCACCGGTCCCGCGGTATCCGACCAGGGTGGCGCGGTGGACTCCCCAAGGCCATCGTCGCCACCACTGGTGGACAAGTACAAGCGCAACCGCGAGCTCGTTGCGCGCGCCCGCGAGTTGGGCGTGTCCGGCTATGACCCGCTCAAACTGGGGCAGACGGAGGACGTCGTCGACGCGGCCAACCTGGAGCTCGAGGACCGCATCGCGCGCTGCGAGTGGGAACTGGAGGAGGTGCAGCGGCAGAAGGCGAAAGAGGGCCTGCTGTAGCGATGCCGGAGTTCTGGCTGGTGGAAGTCGCGGACGATCTGGCCGCGCAGCGGACGACGCGCGCGGGCGTGTGGCTGAGCCTCAAGCAGGTCAGCGGCGTGACGGATGTCGTGGATCTGCGCGCCATCACCCTGGACACGCTGGCGCTGTTCCTGATGCCCGACGAAGAGTTCCGCGCCGGGCTGCTTGACGCGCGGCGACGGACCACCTCGCCGGATCACGTCATCCGGGCGTACTGGAAGGGCGTGCGCCAGCCGGAATTACCGGGACTGAATGGACAGGAGCACTAACTGATGCAATTTCGTGCACGTTTGGTACAGGTGACGGCGACGGCGCCGACGTCGGTGGACAAGCCGCGCAAGGTCGCGGTGAAACTCGAGCCGTTGGACCTGCCGGAGGCCGACTGGCTGTATGACCACATCGGCGACTGGCTGACGGTCCAACTCGCGACCGGGTCACTGCCACGCTCGCCGATCGAGGAGGCGATCGAGGAAGCTGCTCGCCACTGATGGCCCGTCTGGACACCGGCTGGCATGCCAATCCGAAGGTGCTGCGCGCGGGTGCGCACGGCATGGCCTTGCACGCGTGGAGCATCAGTTATTGCGATGACGCGCGGTCGGATGGATTCATTCCGGCTGATGCGTGGCCGGCGCTCCTAAAGGCTGGTGTCAAGCCGCTCGTCCAGGCCGGTCTGTGGGAGGCCATCGACGGTGGCTACCGACTTCACGATTATCTGAGCTACAACCGGTCGCGCGCAGAGATTGCAGCGGAGCAGGACATGGTGAAAGTCCGTCGCGATCTGTACGCGGATGGCGAGTTGCGCACTGCAATCAGGAATCGTGATGGTGACTCGTGTCGCTACTGCGCGGTGGGCGTCGACTGGAGGGACCGCAAGGGGCCTCGCGGTGCTACGTATGACCACGTTGACCCTAGCGGTGGCAATGCGCTGGACAATGTTGTCGTGGCGTGCCGGGCGTGCAATGCGGCGAAGGGACAACGGACGCCTGCGGACGCGCTGCTCACCCTGCTGGCGCCACCTCCGAAATCTACGCGGAATCAACTCCGATCTACTCCGAAATCTACGCGGAATCAACTCGAAAATCTGGATTCTCTCGCGCGCGCGGCCGTTCCCGGTCCCGGTCCCGGAGTTAACTCTGCCGGTATGACTGCCGGTCTGTCACAGGACTTAAGACCGGAGACCGGGACTAACTCGCGCAGACGCGCGGCCGCCCTCGCGCGCGAGGCCCTCGAGACGGCAAGCAGGCAGGCAAGCACATTTTTGAATTCTGAGAACGACGAGCTGCCCCCCGAGGTCCTCAGTCGCCTCGCCCAGACGCCCCTATCATGACCACCGATGAAGCGCGGGCCGTCGCCATCGCCTATCGCGCCAGGTTCTCCGCGCCGGATGCCTTCGAGCGATCCTGGGAGCGTTTCTTCGACAAGACCGCCCCACCCAATCAGACCGTGCTGGCCGCTCACACCTGGCTCGAGCGCGACCTCGCCGCGGACCAGGCGCGTGCCGCCGGCCGACGTGCCGCCGCCGGTCTCGAGCGGCCCGACGCCGCGGTCCAGCCCGACCTCGTCGAGATCGCCGCTATCGCTCGCGGCGACCTGCACGACTTCCGCGATCCGCTCCTGCCGCTCAACCAGCACATCGCGGTCTGCGTTCGCTGCCAGGCCGGCATCCGCTCGCGTCAACTCGCCGACGAGCGCGCGCTCGCTCACGGCAAACAGCCATTCCCTCGCTTCGGTGAGGTGCTGCATGTCTGACCGCACCCTGGTGCTGGCCCGCGAGCTGGTGCGTGCTGACACGATTCTCGAGCAGGTGCACGAGGCCGCGGCCGTCGAGCACTGGCTGCGCTACCGCGAGCTCGTCGTCGATCGCCGCTACCGCCTGCTCCGCCAGGACATCGCGAGTTGCTTGCACGATCAGAAGCAAGCCGTGAGCAACCCGTGACGTTCAAACCCGGTCAGTCTGGTAATCCGGCAGGCCGCGCACCAATCAATCGCGATTGGCGCGAACGCTGCAAGCAATTCATGCACAAGACCGGCTGGGCCACGCTCGAGCAACTGGCCACCGACCCGAAATCCATGCACCAGATGCGCGCCCTGGAGCTCGTCGCGGCCTACGGCTACGGCCGGCCGACGCAGCCGGTGTCCGGCGATCCCGACTCCGATATGCCACCCATCCAGGTCACCGTGACATTCGATCGTGCCGATACTGAAACCCAGACCAGCGCCACGTAGCGTCGAGTTCGTGCGGCCGCGGCTGTACGCCAGGCAGCACGACGCGATTTATGCACCCGAGCGCTACAGCGTCATCGAAGCCTCCACCAAGTCCGGCAAGACCGTCGGCTGCATGTGCTGGCTCGCCGAGCAGGCCTGGCTGGGCAAACCGGGCTGGGAGTTCTGGTGGATCGCGCCGATCTACGAGCAGGCGCGCATCGTCTTTCGGCGCCTCAAGGATGGGCTGACGCGCGGCACGTTCGTGGCCAACGAAGCCCAGTCCAGCATCACACTGGCCAATCGCGCCACGATTCGCTTCAAGGGCGCCGACAATCCCGACAGCCTGTACGGCGAGGACGTGCACGCCTGCGTCATCGACGAGGCCACCCGCGTGAAGGAAGACGCCTGGTTCGCCGTACGCTCCACGCTCACCGCTACGCGCGGCAAGGTCAGGATCATCGGCAACGTCAAGGGCCGCCGCAACTGGGCGTACCGTCTGGCCAGACTCGCCGAGGCGGGCGAGCCGGACATGCACTACGCCCGCATCACCGCCTACGACGCCATCCAGGCCGGCGTATTGCAGCAGGCCGAGATCGACGACGCGCGCGCCAGATTGCCCGAAAGCGTGTTCCGCGAGCTGTACGAAGCCGAGCCGTCGGACGACGAGGGCAACCCGTTCGGCATCAGCGCCATCCATGCCTGCCTCGAGCGCATGCACACCGAGTGCGATCCCGCGGTGTGGGGCTGGGATCTGGCCCGCGCGAACGACTGGACCTGGGGCATCGCCTTGTGTGAGCACGGCCGGGTATGTCGCTCGGAGCGCTGGAATCAGAACCAGTATCCGACGCTGGACCCGGATGCGTCCGATGGCTCGTCACATCCGCAATTCTGGAGTGTCACCCTCCGCCGGATTCGCGACCTCGTCGGCCGGACTCCAGCCGCGGTGGACTCCACCGGACCCGGTGGACCCATCGACCAGGCGCTGAATGCAGCGCACCGCAATTACGAAGGTGTGGTGTTCACACAGAGCCGCAAACAACTCTTGATGGAGGGTTTAGCGGTTGGGATCCAGCAGCATGCGCTTGGCTTTCCGGAGGGTATCCTCCAGCACGAGCTGGAGGCATTCGAATACGTGTACTCCAGGTCTGGCGTGCACTATGCCGCCGCCGAGGGCCAGCATGATGATGGCGTGTGTGCGCTGGCATTGGCGTGGTACCGCTATGCGCAGCTCGAGCGGCTGAACACGCTGCAGATCCTGCTGAGCACACCGGCCACGGTCAGGCACCACGGCGCGCTGGTCGGCGGACGCGCGCGCAGCACTGACGGGCCACTCGAGTGAGGCTGGACACCGAGGCGTAGACTGAGCGCATGACGAGCCCAGCCCAGCCGCTCTATCCGCACACGCTGCTCCCGCCGCCGTCCGAGGACGTGGCGCCCACCGTCGACGTCGATGCGCTGTGCGACCTGTTCGATCGCAGCGGCACCACGGTGATGTACGTCAACACCGAGCTCACCCAGTCCGAGGCGCAGGCATTGTTCGACGCGCACCAGCTGGTGGCCGAGTTCGACAGCGTGCGGGGCGTCGACGGTATTCGCCGCGCCACCGACGACGAGATCGCCACCGCCGCGGCTGCCGCGGCTGCCGCGGCGACCAAGCAACCGGCGCCCAAGACGACGACCACCAGCAAGAGCAGCACCTAGCCCGCAGGTGAACGAACGCGAGGTCCCGACGCCAGGCCAGCTCGCCACCATGTGCCTGAGTTGTGGTGTCCGGCCACGTCAAGCACGCACTGGCACGCGAGGACCTGCGCCGCGCTACTGCGAGCAGTGTCGAGTCGAGGTTACGCGTCAATCGATCCGCGAGTATCAGCACCATTGGCGTGAGGATCCCGAGCACCGCGCTCAGCAGTCCGAGTACTACGCCACGCGACCGCGGTATACGCGCTCAGTGACGCATCGCCGAGCACGCTACGGCCTGAGCCACAGTCAGATCCGTACCTGGCTCGCATTTCAGGGCTGGCTGTGCGGCCTATGCCAGGAACCGCTCGAGGACCGCTTCGACGTCGATCATGACCACGACACCGGTATCGTGCGCGGATTGCTGCACCACGGCTGCAACACGTTGCTTGAGCAACACCCGAACGTTGAGCACTATAAAGCCGGCTGGGTCTGATGAACGAACGGGAAATTCCCACACCTGGGCAACTGGCAACAATGTGGAATTCGAAGTACTCGGAATTCATGACCACGCGTTTGCGCGTCAGAGATTGTCGCGACTGGCTGGCGAATCGCTGGGACCCGGTCGTGCCCAAGGACTTCGCCCAGGTCAGCGGCAACCTGGCGGTCAAACTGCCGTACGGCATCACCGTGGCCTTGCACGCGGTGCAGATGCTCAGCTCGAAACGACCACGCTTGCGGCGGGATCCGATGGGCAAGAGCGTCACCGCGCGCACCAACGCCTCGGACCTGGAGATCTGGGCCAACGCGGCCGTCACCGCCGTCGAGGAGCAGCACGGCGCCTTCTGGCGACCGCTCATGGACATGCTGTTCAACCAGGGCTGCGCCGCAGTGCTGTGTTTTCCCGCGGCGGCCGGCTGGGAAGACATGCCGTCGTACGTCGACGAGGACGGCGGCGTGTACCGCCAGTGGAAGTCCGACAGTGGCAAGCACTCGCGCCAGATGTACGAGGACTACCTGCTCGACTGGAAGGCGCGCCAGGTGCCGATCAGCATCCGCGTCGTGGGCGTCGACCAGTGCCTGCCCATCCTCGGCCCGGGGCATCGCCTGGACGGGCTGATCGTGCGCTCGCAGTACGCCCAGGAGCAGCTCGAGGCGGCCGGCTACCGCTGGCGGTTTTCGGATAGCGGCCACGTCGGCGCCGGCTACGACCCGGACTATCTGAGCCAGGCACGCGGTATGTACCCCAAGTTCACGCTGTACGAGCTGTGGCGGCCCGGCTCGGTGGTCTACTACATCGGCCAGGGCGTGACCGCGCCGGCGACCGACGGCTCGAACCTGACCATCGCCTACCGCGTCGGCCAGGGCGGCGACACCAACCTGGCCGCGATCGACCTGAAACGCGACTTCGGCATCTCGCGACTGTGCGGCCAGTTCATCTGGGGCTGCAACTTCGCCAGTGAGACGGACCCCGATCGCCGCGGCGTGCCGTTCCTGTGGCCATTCTTGAGTTCGTTCCAGGGCATGAACAACCTGGCGACCGCCAAGCTGGCGCACACCTGGCAGCACGCGTTCGGCGGCTGGTTCATTCCCGCCAACGCCGACGTGTCGCCCGACCTGGTGCTCGAGAACGGTCGGCCGCGCGAGATCGACATCCAGCCGATGAAGGCGCAGTACGTGGCTGGCACACCCGTACCCGCCAGCCATCCGGGTACGGGCAAGGACGTCGACGAGCTGATGGGGCTGATGCTGGGCGCCATCCACGAGGAGGCGCCATCCGCGGCAGCTGGCGGTGGTCCCGGTGCCACGTCGGGTCATGACCGAGCATTGATTCGCTCAATGCTGCAGGACGCCTACGACGACGTGTTGAACGGCGGGTTGCAGGCGATGACCTTCGTCGGCAGCATGGCCACCGAGATCGCCGATCGCATCGTCGACAACTACGAGGTGACGGTCCCGGTGTACTGCAGTGTGCAGCCCAAGGGCATGCGCCAATCGGTGCGCAAGGCGCAAGAGTTGACCCAGGATATGTGCGCCGGCGTGTACGACTTCTGGGCCGAATATCCACCGGAAGAGGGCGAAAACTTGCCGTACGCCCAGATGCTCATGCAGTGGAGCCTCGAGGGCCGCATCCCGTTGCGTCAGGCGCTGGAGAAGGGACTCGGCGATGAGAGTCCGGACGAGACGATGATCGAGATCCAGACCGAGAAACTGTTGTTCAACACGCCGCAGGGACAGCAGTATCTGTTTCAGCTGGTGGGCAAGAAGCTGGACGACCAGAAGATGGCGCAGTTGTTTGCAGCAGTGCAGGCCGGCAACGCGATGCCGGACGGCACGCCCACCGCGGCGCTGCCGGGTGGCGGTCAGCCACCTGGACCCACGGGGCAACTGGCCGGCACCAACCCGCCGCAGCCGGTGAACTCGGCGATCGGTGGCATCATGGCGGGTGCCACACAGGCCGGGCCGATGCGTCAGGACGTCCTGGCGCAAATGAACACGCCGCCCGTGCGAGCGGGCACTTAGGAGGTCTTCTCAGATGGCAGACAGCGGAACGTCCAATCCGAATCCACCGGCCAAGACGCAGGCCAACGACAACAGCCTGGCCAACCAGTTCAACGCCAACGTGTTCCCCGGCTCGAACGACCCGCCGGTGTTCAACGAGTCACCGGCGACCAAGAAGAGCTACTCATGGAATAAGAACGGAGGTACCGGGAACGGCCCGAAGTAAAGGTCCGAAGTGGACTGAGGCGAAGGATACCGCGGCTGATCGCAAGGCCGGCATCAAGCCAGGCTCAGCTCGTGACAACGCGCTCGACAAGAAGCGCGGCGTGCCGATCAGGAAGGCTGGATCAAAGTGATGGCAGGTAAGAATTGGATTGCTGGCGCGATCAAGAAGCCCGGCGCGCTGCGCTCACAACTTGGCGTCACGGGTGACAAGCCCATCCCTGCCAAGAAGCTGAACGCCGCAGCGCAAAAGGGCGGCAAACTTGGTCAGCGCGCGCGGCTGGCACAAACGCTCAAGAAGATGGGGTAAGTCATGGCCAACGGAATGCCGAAGATGCCCAAGGTACCCAAGACGGTCGGCCAGACGCCGGCCATGCCGCGCATGCCGGCCGCGCCGAAGATGCGCATGACGGGTCAGCCCAAGATGACGGGCATGCGTGTGCCGAAACTGCCGCGGCAGATGAAGCCATGACGCGCAACGCCGCCGAGAACGGGCCGAAGAATGCCGGCTCGCCCGCGGGTCCGAACAGCTATCCCGACCTGGACCGCATGGCACGCCTGAACGCGCAACTGCTGCCGCCGCAGCCAGGCATGCTCGAGTGCGACCGCCACTCGTACCCGTGCCCACCCGAGCGCCTGCACAACTCGCGCGGCACCGGCGGCAACGGTGGTGGCTACCTGCACGACAACTACTGATGGACGACAGGCTGGCCGAGATTGAGTCGCGCCACAACGACACGTCGGAGGAGAACTGGCATCAGCCGTGGGACGATGTGGAGTGGCTCATTGCTGAGGTGAAGCGACTCCGCAAGGTCAAAGAAACGCTGGCCCTTGAGTTGGGGCGACAGATGGCGCATCGCTGATGCCGTTGATCAAAAGCTCGAGCCCGAAGGTCGTCGGCAAGAACATCAGCACTGAGGTCGCCGCCGGGAAACCGCGCAAGCAGGCCATCGCGATCGCACTGTCGACTCAGCGACGGAGCAAACCAGGCAAGCGCTGACATGGCTGGGCAGTCGAGCCAGGACCTGTTCAAGCAGATCGTGGATGGTGTCGCCTCGAAAGTGGACGAGTACGCCACGGGCATCGCCGGTCGGCTCGGCTCGCCGCTCAGCGGCACGCAGCTCACCCAGGATCAGGCCGTGCAGCGCTGGAATTTCTCACCGCTCGGCGACACGAGTACCGCCGACAACGCCTACCACCAGCTGGTGGCGCAGGGCACGCCGCCGGGCCAGGCGCTCAACCAGGTGTACCCCATGCGCCAGATGCTGATTCAGGGTGCAGACGTGAACGACTCGATCGCCAGGGCCAAGCAGATCGCCGGCTGGGCCGCGGATGCGTCCGGCCAGCCGCCGCCGGAGCCGCTCGAGGGCTCGACCTTGCCGCTCGCTTTAGTCCAGACCCAGCGCGCCGCGGCGTCTGCCCTCCCAGCGCCACCGCCTGCGCCTGTGGGACCACCGCTGGCGCCGCCCCCTTCGCCGGCGCCAGTGGCTGGGCCCGCGCTGCCACCACTGCCCGCGCAAGGAGCCGTGTAAATGCCGATCAGTGGCGTGGGCACGAACCCGGACGGCGGCCTGGTGTGGGTTGACGCGAGCGGCAACGCGGTCCATCCCGATGGCTCGCCCATCACCGGCGCGCCGAAACCGACTCCACTGCCGGGCGCGCAAACGCAGCAGCCGAACACCAACGTCGACATCGCGCCGGGTGCGCAGACGGCACCCGCGGCACCGGCTGCAGGACCTGCCCAACCCAACGCGCCCGGCACGAGCGTGCCGCAGCAAGGCGCCGTGTCAGGCATCGGTGGTGCACCAGGCACGCCGGTCGGCAATGCGCAGATCGATCAGATCACGTTGCAGGCGCGCCAGGAGATCAGCGACGCCAACGCCCAGGTCACCCAGGCCTACAACACGCTGAACGGACTGCAGACGCAGTTCAACACAGAGACCGATCTGCAGAAGCGCGACGATCTCTCGCAGCAGATCGTCGCCGCGCAGACGCAACTGAGTACCGCGTCGAACCGCGTCGCGACGGCGAACGCCGGCTACTCGAAGACGCTGGGCGATGCTATCCAGAAGGTCGAGCTCACGCCCGAGCAGGCCAAGCTCGCCACCGCGCAGGCGGGTGCCGCCGACGCGCAGGCGGCGACCGCCACGGCGCAGGCCAAGGTGCTCACCGATGGTGCACCGGGTCAGCGCGACCTGGTCGCCCAGCAGGCGGGGCTCGCCAGCGCACAGGCGACCGCGGCCATCACCACGGCGAACGCGGCCGCGGCGAAGACGCCGGACGAGAAGGCAGCCCTCGACGCTCAGGCCGCCCAGGCCAACGCCCAGGCCACCCAGATCACCACGCTGCTGCCGGCGGTCAAGGCCAAGGCCGACGCCGAGGTCGGGCTCACCCAGGCCCAGACCGACCTGACCGGCTCGCAGTCCGATCTGGCCAAGGCACAGGCGCAGAGCGCGACCGCTAACACCACCCTGACTCAGGCGCAGGCGGACGCGCAGAAGGCGCTGCTGCCGGGTCTGCCGGGCGCCCAGGCGGCGACCACGGCGCAGGCCGCGGGCGCGGGTGCCGCGTCGCAGGCGAACGCGCAGGCCACGCTGGCGGGTATTCAGCAGGCGCAGCAAGGACCGCTGTACGGGCTGCAGCAGAAGCTCGACGCGATCAAAGCCATCCAGCAGCAGGTATTCGGTCCAGGCGGCTCGGGTGATCCCGCCGAAGCCAATGACCTGCTCAATCAGGCGCACTCGGCCATCGACGCGTCGCTCGCCGGCACCACGCCGTACGCGGCCAACGTCGCCGCGGCGAATGCCGGACTAACGTCATTCGGCACCCAGGCGTCACTGGCGAATGCCGCCGGCTCAGCCGCGGCGCAGCGCGCGAATGCACTCGCCGGCTTTGGCGGCAGCGTCATTGGCACCCTCGGCGGCATGAACGCCAACGCACCCAAGGGCTCGACCGCGCTGGCGGGTGCCGTCCAGGACGTTATCAACATGATGGCCGGCAAGATGAGCACGGGTGCCTTCGCGGCGCCGACGCAGCCGACCGCGCCCGCGCTACCAGCACTGCTGCAGCGGCTCGCGCCACCTGGTCAGCCGGCCGGTCAGCCGGGTGGCTCGATGACCGCGGCGTTGGGCGGCGCCGCGAATTTGCCCATGCCGCAGGTCGCGCCGAGCGCCGGCGCGCCGAATCCGCTCGCCGCCGCGGGCGTCGGCTCGGCGAGCGGCAACACGACCGCACCGGTGACGATCAACATCGGCGGTCAAGGCCAGGGTCAAGGCCAACCGCCAGCACCCGCGCCGCCGCCGGGTGGCTATGCGCCGACCGCTCAACAGCCGGGGACGTACGGTCAGTTCAGCGGTTCGATGCCAGCCATGCTGCAGCAGTACGCGCCGCCGACCACCGACTTCGTGCACCAGTTGTGGGGCAAGGAGCTCGGCTCCGGCGCGATCCAGTCGCCGTATCAAGCCATGAATCAGCAGATCGCGGGACCGAGCCCGATGGCGGCTTAGATGGCGGATACGTACAACACCATCAACGGCCAGCAGACACAGGCCACGATGGCCCAACAACTCCAGAACGCGGGCTGGGGCGGCAATACGAATGACGCCGGTGCGGTCGCTTCAGCCTACGCGTCGACCACCGGAGGCGCGGTCACACCGATGGCTGCCGTCAACTCAGGTGGTGGCGGCGGGACATCAGGTGGTGGCGGCGGCGGCGGCGGCGCGGCGCCCCCGACGACTGACCTGAGCGGCCTCGCGAATTTCGCGGCGCAGACCTCGGGCGTTACCCAGGCGCAACTCGCCCAGCAAAAGCAAGAGTTCGACGCGCAGCTCGCCTTCGCCCAGCAGCAGATGCAGCAGCTCGGCATCCCGCAGTTGCAGATCAACCAGTACCTGGCGCAGATGCAGCAGCAGCAGTTCCAGTCGCAACTGCTGCTCGCCCAGCAGGCGCAGCAGTACAGCCAGGCGGCGACCACCGCGGGCCTCACCGGCTACTTCACGCCACCACCGGGTGTGCCGGGCGTCTCGCAGTTCACTCAGCCGAACCAGCCATCGCTCACCAATCCGACCGCACCCCTGCCGGGCGCCGGTGGAGCGGCGGGCGGCGCCAGCACCTATCCGCCTGGCAGCGTCGTGCGGACCGGCAGCAACCAGTTCGGCGTCGTCAACGCGAACGGGTCGATCAGCCCGCAGAGCGACGCTAACTGGCCGCAGATCTACCAGGCGATCCAGCAGGGCAGCGGCATCCTGACCATTCCGGACAGCGCCTTCCAGCAAGGCATCAGCATGCCATCGAGCACGCAACCCGCCGCGAGCGCCACGCCAGGTGCCGCAGCCGCGCCTGGTGCCGGCGGCGGACCGGTGCAGACGCTGGCGGGCCAACTCCAGCAGGCGCAACTCTCAGGCGTGTACCAGGGCGCGCCGACCGAGACCGCGCGCGAGTTCAACCAGAACCTCGCACTCCAGCAGGGCCAGCTCGGCCAGCAGTACCTGGCGACGGCCGCGCAACTGCAGGGCCCACAGAACACGTTCCAGTTGTCGAACTACCTGCGCGGCGCACAGGGCAACCAGAGTGTGCCGGTGTACCTGCAGAACCTGGCCAATAACGTCGCCGGGCCCACGTTCCAGGCGCCTGGCTCCACTCCACCGACGCCGCAGAGCGCTGCAGGCATTGCGTCGCAGCTCGGCGGGACCTCGAGCGCCACGCCTGGCTGGAATTACAACGACACGCTCGGCACGATCCAGAACATCATGCAGCGCGGCGCGCAGGGGCTCCAGCCGGGCGCGCTCGAGCAGATGAGCCCCGAGGAGCTGCAGGCCTTCGGTTCGGGCCTGGGTGCCGCCGGTGGCTCGCTGCCATCATTCATGCAGCAGTACGCCGCCAGTCGCGTCGGCCAGACGGCGCCGGTCGGCGCGACCTCGCTGGCCTAGGTCAGAGGACGTAGGCCGTGCCGAGCGGGATCTGGCTCGACAACGACACCTTCGCCCAGACGGCGGGTCAGATCTGGGCGCAGGGCGCGCAGCAGCAGGTGCAGGCGGGCCACAACTGGGCGCAGCAGGCGATGCAGGCGGCGATCCAGCCCGCCCAGGACGCGCTGAGCAAACTGCAGTCGATGGTGCCAAGCGTGCCCCAGGCAACGTCGGCACCCGCACCAGTCGCACCGCCGCCGACGGCACCCGCGCCCGCACCGCCGGAAGCCGCTCCGCCACCTGCGCCAGTGACGCCGCCCATTCCGATCGGGCAGACGCCGACGGCCGAGCCGACGCCCGGCGCGCCCGCGGGTATGCCGTCCGCCGCGCCGGCCGCGACGCCAGGGCTGCCAGTGCCTACTCCGACACCGACACCCGCGCCGCCCACCGACACGGCAGACACGGGCACGAGCTGGGCGCAGCAGCAGATCCAGAACCTGCTGAATCCGTCACCAGCGACGCCACAAACCGCGCCGACGCCCGCAGCCGCCCCATCGGCCTTGCCAGGACTGGGCACGTCTACGGCGCTGCCTACGCCTACTCCGACGCCACCAGCCGGCGCACAGCCGAGCGCCGCTGCGGTGACGACCGACTCGAGTGGGCAACCGTCCGGTGCGATCGACCCGACCAGTCGCACGAGCTTCGCTCAGACGTTCGCACCCTACGCCCAGTACATCAGCCAGGCCACTGGCATTGCGCCTTCGCTGGTCGCGGCTATGGCTGGCTCGGAGTCGAACTTCGGTCAGGCAGCCGGCAACGAGCTGTTCGGCATCAAGGCGCTGCCGGGCGACTCGGCCGCGTCGATGGCCACGCACGAGGGCGCTGGCGGTGCCGCGCAGAACGTCAACCAGGACTTCGCCACCTACGCCACCCCGCTCGACGCGGCCAACCGCTTCATCGGTCTGATCAAGAACACCTACCCCAACGCTCAAGGCTCGCAGACGGCGCAAGACCTGGCGGCTGGCCTGAAGAGCGGCGTGGGCGGCTTGCAGTACATGACCGCTGGTCAGGGCGAGTACGCCGGCATCCTGGGCTCGATTCAGAACCAGATCGGCGACACCGTCAACAGCGCCCTCGGCGGTGCGCAGAACCTGGTCCAGAACGCGGTACAGACCGGCCAGACCGCGGTCAATACCGCGGTGCAGGGCGTGCAATCCGCCGTCGCGCGTACCTCGCAGTTCGGCATGGGTTTGTCCAGTGGCGATGCGATGGCGTTCTGCGGGCCCGCCGCGGCGCTCGCCTTTGCGCAGACGTACGGCCGCAACCCGACCGTCGACGAGGCCAAGCAGCTCGCCCAGCAGGTCGGCTGGAATCCCGACCAGGGCATGGCCGGCGTGTCGTCCGAGGTGTCGCTGCTCAAGAACATGGGCATCGACGCGCACGCCACCCAGGGCGTCGACTGGTCGACGGTCGGTCAGGACGCCTCGTCCGGCAACCCCGTCATCATCGACACGCCAGGGCATTACTACTACGTTGACGGCTTCAACCAGCAGACAGGCCAACTGCATGTCGGCACGAGCGGCACGGATCTGAAGGGCGGCAGCGAGTGGATGACGCCCGACCAGATCAACGCCATGCCGCAGTCGCACGGCTCGGCGCGCGCGGCGATCTTCGCCGATCACCCGCTGTCGGGTCCGGGTCAGGCGTCCGCGGTGGGCCAGGGCGATCGCTCGTTGAATGTCGGGCCACTGTCGATCCCGCTGCCGGCGCCAGGCGAGAGTCCGCACCCGATGCCAGGCGTGCCGGGTGCACTGGCGACGCCGCCCGGCACGTATCACCCCGCGCCATCGTCGCTGCAGGCATCGTTGCTGCAGACCGGTCAGAACCTGGTCAGCGGCTTGATCAGCGGCTCGAGCGACATCCAGAACCAGGCGCAGACCGTCGCGCAGGCGGTGCTCAACGTGGGCGGTCAGGCGCAGGGCGCTGGCCAGGACCTGCTCGGTCAGGGTCAGAACCTGTTGTCGCAGGCACCGCAGTCGCTCAGCGACATGCTGCAGCAGAACGCGCTCACCTCGCAGGGCGTGCCGACGGTGCAGGGCGCGCTGAGCACGCTGCCCGACGTGAGCGCGCAAGGCATCGCCAACGGCATCGGCGGCGTGCCGGCGTACTTGCAGCAGCTCGGACAGCAGCGCGCCGACTACCGTGCTGGTTTGCAGGGACAGGCACAGCAGTATGGCGTCGACGTCGGCGACATCCTCAACGGACCGCAGACACTCGGCATCAATCCCTACCAGGACATCGTGCAGCAGGGCATCCCGCGCATCGCGAGCGGCATCCAGCAGGGCAACGTCGGCGACGTGCTGGGTGGCGGATTGCAGACCCTGCTGGGCGCCGCGTCGGTGCTGCCGGGCGCGGGTGGTGCCGCGGACCTCGCTGGGCGGGGCGCGCTGCAGGAGCTGACCTCAGCCGCACCGGAAGTCTTGAGTGCTGCCGCGCCCGAGGTGGCCGGCGGACGACAAGCGCTGCTCGATGAGATCAACGCCGCCGCGCAGTCCCGCATCAGTCAGGATGATCTCTTGCGGTCGATCAATCAGTCAGCGGCTCAACGAATCGCGCTCGATGATTTGCTGCGCAACCCTGCCAGCTATGACGAGTACGGCGTGCTCAAGGGCTTCCAACCACCGGGTGGCATCACCTACAGCGAGCGGGGTATCCAGATCGACCCCACAACGGGACAGGAGATGGTGCCACCGCCGCCTGGGCCGGAGCCGCTACCGGCCAGCACGACACTCGAGGGCCTGCAGCAGATGGCCAAGGCGCGCGGCCTCGACCCGCGCCCGCTCGCGGAGCGCTTGCAGTCCTTGATCGACCAGGTCAACGCCTCGAGCGGCACGCCGGGTATCACCGGCGGCGCTCAGCCCGGCCTGGCTGCAAGCCAATTCGCGCGCATGCTGGGCGGCGGCGCAGCGGGTGGCTACGGGACGTACGAAGCGACCGACCCCAATGATCCCAACCGACTGCTCAAGATCGCCGGTGGCGCGGGTGCCGGCGCGCTCGCCGCGGGTCCAGGCCTCGACGTCGCCGCGCAGATCCCCGGCAGGTTCGCCGCGGCCTCGGGCACCGCACCTGGCGCGATCAGTGCCGGCGACTGGCTCAAGGGCGCCTACAAGGGTGGCGTCATCAGTGGGCTCAACACGATGAGCGACGTCGCGTTCAATTCGACGCTCGGCCCGGTGATGGGTGGCGCGGCCGGCTATCTGCGCGATGTCGGGTCAGCGCTGACTGGTCAGCCTGCGGTGGGTCGAGTTGCGGGTAGAACCCTCGGCGCACTGTCGGGCATGGCCGACTGGGGCAACAACTTTCTCCAGGGCATCAGCGATTCGCTGGCACGCCCCGGCTCGCTGACCGCGCGCGCGGGATCTGGTGCGCCCAGCATCGTGGCCAACCTGATCGACGGTGCGGGCGCGCTGCATGGCGCCTTCCAGAACGCGACCGCGGGACTCATCCAGAGCATGGAGCGTGGCGCCGCCGCAGGTGGTGGGGCCGGCAACAACATCTTCAACCCCGCCTGGCACAGCGCCTTCTCGAGCAACCTCGCCAGCCTGCCAGCGGATGTCGGCGCCGGCGCAGGTGCGCGCGCCGCAGCACGCAGTGACCTCGGCCAGCTCACCGGTTGGCTCGGACAGGTGGCGGGTTCAAATAACGTGGTCGCCAACGCCCTGTTCCCCGTCTACAAGATGGGCATGAACCTGGGCACCCGTATGGTCGAGTCCTCACCGCTCGGACTGGCGGGTACGGCGCTCGACGTCGGCAAGAGTCTGGTCGGGCGCGGTCCGTATGCGGCTGGGCTCGGCAGTACGCCAGCCAGCAACGCCGTCGGCCCGCTCGGCGAGCGCCTGGCGAACAACGTGCTCGGTACGGCACTCAGCGTGTGGCTGGCCAGCAAGGCGATGAATGGCGAGATCACCGGCAGTGGCCCGAGCGACCCGGCTCAGCGCGCGGTGTGGCTGGCGAATGGCGCTCAGCCGGACAGCTTCCAGGGACCCGACGGCAATTACTACCCGTGGGCGAAACTGCCGCCACAACTGCGCGGTCCGATGATGGCCGCGGGCGCGTATGCCGATGCGATGCAGGCGTACGCCCAGACCGCAGCGAAACAGCCAGGTCAGCCAGGCACCGGCGTCGGGGCGCAGGCGTACGGTCACCAGGACCCGGTCTTCGCCGCGGCCGGCCAGCTCGTGTCCGAGGTTGGTACCCAACTCATGTCGGCCACGCCGCTACGCACCTTCGCCAACCTGTACGACTCGCTGAGCTCGGGCAATATCGGCAGCACGGGCCTGCAGGCGGCGACCGACATTCCCTCGAGCATTGCCGGCGGTCTGATTCCAGAGTCGGGCCTGGTGCGCTCGGTGGCGCAGATGACCGACCCCAGCCAGCGCCAGGTGCTCAATCCGCGCACACCCCAGGAACTGCTGCAGAGCATCCAGCAGAACGTGCAGCAGAACGTCCCCGGCGTGCGCGAGGCGCTGCCGGCGCGCCAGGACATCCTCGGCCGAGCCGTAAGCAATCCTTTGCAGGGGCTGGGCGAGCTGTCGCCACTGCATCCGGCCGCGGGCCAGCCGACGCCGCTGCTCAATGCGATGCAGACGGCGGGCGTGGCGCCCACGCTGCCGCCCAGGACGATCGACTATGGCCGCTACCAGCAGGTGGCACTCACGCCGGCCGAGCAGCGCGCCTGGCAGCAGGCGCAGGGTCAGATCCTGCAGCAGTCAGCGGCGCAGTTGGTCGCCTCGCCCGGCTTCCAGTCCATGCCGCAAAAGTCGCAGCAGATGGCGCTGCAGCGCTACGACCAGCTCGCCGCGCACGCTGCCGACATGCAGGTGCTGAGCGCACTCAGCCAGTCCGGGCAGGTCCAGGGACGACTCGAGCCGAAGTCGGGCGGCGCGCTGGCGCCGGTGGTCGGCTACGGCCCGAATGTGGCCGCGACCCAGATGCTGTTGCAGCAGCAGCAGATGCGCAACGCGCAGAGCCAGGCCCTCATCCAGTCACTGCTCGGTCAGTAAGGCCAGTTCACCCAGAACGGGCAGTGCGCGATGGCGACGTATTGCGAGGTCTGGATCGTGCAACCGCTCGGCATCGGCCTGGTGAAGTGCGTCGTGTCATAGGTCATGAAGTGGTCGGTCCACAGCATCGGGCTGAATGCCAGGATCAGCGCCGCGATGACGATCAGCGCGCAACCGATGACGATGCTCTCAGCGAGAAAAACGCTAGCCTTTGTGTGCATCGGAAAACAGTCCTTTTCGGTGTCGTGCTCCCGGTCGGTTACGCCCGATGCGGGAGCCTTTTCGTGCGCACTATACCGCCGGCCTGTTGAGAAACTCCTAACGGTCTACACTAGGCAGCGTCTGAGCCATGCAGCCACAGACGCCGTCATCCGAATCAGGCGCACCTGCCCCGACGAGCCCGGAAGGCGAGCCGCAGGTCGAGATCAACCTCGGGCCAGATCCGTCGATCTATCCCGAGCATCTGCGACCCAGCGAATCGCCCGCACCGCCCGCTGCGGACGCACCGGAACCTGACGAGGACGACCGCAGCCCCGAGCAGACCGACGTCGCTGGAGCCGATGCCTCACCTCAACCCGGTGAGACGCGGGGCACCCGACGCAAGGCGGCCGAGGAGGCGTACCAGCGTGGTGTGGCTGAGGAACGCGCGCGGTATGAACGCGAGCTGCAACTCCAGGCTCAACGCGACACCGCCGATCGCACCCAGCGCGAGGCGACCCAGCGCGTCGAGCAGTTGTTTCAGCAAGCCGAAGCGGCAGACTTTGCGACGCGCCAGCAGGCGTGGACGCAGATTCTGGACATGTACCGCGGCAATCGCCAGGCCCAGGCGCTCACCACGGCCACCCGCCAGCAGATCCTGCAGGAGATGGCCGCGGACTTCGGGACACTCAAAGATCTGGACGGCGTGAGCGATGACGGCTATCAGAGCCTGCACACCGCGCCGTCGGCGGCCGACCTGGCGCGCCGCGCCTACGACCTGGGCAAGAAGTCGAAGGATGAGCAGATCGCTCGGCTTGAGGCTGAATTGCAGGGCCTGCGCGGTCGTCTGGTCGGCACGCGCGCCACACCCGAAGCCCACAACGGGGCGAGCGCCGATATCTCTGGCACCGTCTCGATCGAGGAATACCTGGCCATGTCGCCCAAGGACGCGCGCAAGCTCAGCTCAGCGCAGATCGACGCGCTGACGGGCCAGCTCGCCGCGGCCGCCGAGCGCAACGGCCGGAGCTTTTAGGGCCGAGTTAGGCAGCGAACAAAAGACACTAACAACGCCCTCTAACACACGAGGGTAGACTTATCGCGAACGTCAACATTACGACCTCGGCGGTGTTCATCGACCAGGTCTGGAGTCCCGAACTCAACCGGGCCATTCAATACGACATCGTGCTCGCCGCGCTGCTCGACGACAAGTCGGCGCTCGTCGACCAGCACGCCAACACCATCAACCTGCCGTCCAGGCACAACCTGACCGCCAACGCCAAGGCGCCGGGTACCGCGCTCACGCCGCAGGCGATCACCGAGACGCAGCAGCAGTTCATCCTGCCGATGACCAACGGTCACCGCGCCATCGCCCAGCAGATTGAAGATATCGCCGAGATCCAGTCGCGCTACGACATCCGCGCCGAGACGACCGTCGCCGGCGCCTACGCCCTGGCGCGCCAGATGGACGTCGATGCCGCAGGCCTGTTCAGCGCCGCGACCAACGCCGTTGGCACCCTGGGCAGCGAGCTCACCGACGACAACCTGATCCAGGGCCGCACCCTGCTGCGCAACAACGCCGCGCCGCGGCCGTGGTACATCGCCGTCTCACCCGCGACCTACTCCGGGTTTCTCAAACTGGAGAAATTCACCAACATGCTGTACGTCGGCCAGGATGAGGCGGGCACCGCCGTCGAAGAGGCCAAGGTCGGCAAGATGTACGGCGCCGACGTGTACGAGTCGCAGTTGCTCTCGGGGACCGCGCCGAACTCAGTGGGTGCCTTCTGGTCGAAGACGCACTTCTTCAAAGCACTACAGAGACAACCGACTACACATACATGGTATTCTCCGCTTGATTTGAGCTGGATAGTCTCGTGCGATACGATTTACGGTATGTTTGAGCGGCTAGAAGCAGACGAAGCCGCAGCCGCCACAACAAATAGTTCAGATTGGACAGTTAAATTAAATGCCCTGAAGTGAACCTAGCATAGATTGTTCGCTTCACATGTTGGGAAATGATATGATCTACGAGCAAGGAGGGTTTGTGTATGAAACCCAACTCACCCGTAGATCGTCGTCAGTGTGTCACGTGCGGCAGTGTTTTGCCTCAGCGCTATGGGCCAGCCGAAAAGTGCCGGGCGTGCCATCTCACAGCCGTAAGAGTCGCCGGAAACGGTACTGGCGAATGCGTCGACTGCGGCAAACAACTGCGCAACCGAGCGTCTGCCCGATGTCGGTCCTGCTGGATGGCGAGCACTCGTCGATCGACCTGGCAAGCGCGTCCCGACGATTGGCAACCGCGCGGTGCGCTGGAAGTTGCACCATCTCAGACGACAACCGAGCAGCGTGCGTATGCCGCCGGGATGGTCGATGGCGAAGGCCATATCGGCTTGGCACCGTGGAAGGGCAGTTTTCTGCCACTCGCAGAGGTCATCAATACCGACAAACGAGTGATCGACTGGTTCGTCGAGCGGTTCCCTGGTGGCAACGTTGTCAAGAACGATCGTCGCAACGCGCTGCACAAGCCGCGCTACAACTGGAGACTCACCGGCCGTCGGGCGTATGCCTTCTTGCAGGAAGTGTTGCCCTATCTGGTCATCAAGCGCGATCAGGCGGCGATCATCTTCACCTACTACGACGATGGTGGCTATTTTCAGCATGGCGCAGACGGTTTACCGGCGGAGGAAATCATCAGGCGTGCACAGTTGCATGTGAAGTGCAAGACACTGAACGCGCGAGGTCCGCGTGCAGCTGATTATCAAACGTGAGTTAGACCGCGCTGCCTACCGTCTACCGTTCCACGTACGCGTGCCGGCGCACGCCAGTTCCGATCTGGTCGAACGTGAGCGCAACTGGGGCCTCGGCCGTATGCGAACGCAACTCGAAAAGCAGGGTTGGACCTTCGTGACGCTGTCACCCGAGCGACCACGCGGGCCGTTTCCGGTGGTACCCGTGAAGGGCGTCGGAAAACGCCCGTCGAAGTCCAAGCGCGTGCCCGGTCGCGCCTCGCCACCGGAACGGCCGGACGACAGCCTGTGGCGAATCTCGACCCTGCCGCACCTGCTCACCGACGAGGTCGAGTGGGAATACATCGCCGTCTTTCAACGCCCAGTGATTCCGACCGCCGCGGAGGCGCCCGAAGAAACTCATGCCTGACACTCTGACGACCGACGCCCCCAACACGGTCATCGTCGACCAGGGCTTGCTGTACCTGCGCAATCCAGCCGGCGACATCGTCTCAGCCGATGCCGCCGACGGCGAGGTCATGAAGAAGGTCCGCCGCGGCTGGACGCCACTGTTCGAGTACGGCCAGTTCGGTTCCGCGGCCTACTACATGGATCACCCGTACGAGCCGCTGTTCCAGGCTGGCGGCGCGCGCGAGCTGAGCGTGGCCCAGATCGTCAGCATGGGCTACCACCTGCGGCCACCCGTGGTGCCGACCTGCGAGCGGCACGTCGGTACCGATGGCCACCTGACGCACGCCGGCAGTGCTGGCGGCCGCAACGCGCGCGAGCGTGGCTGCTGGAATGGCGCGCGGCCGGTGCACTTCCCGCAGCTCGCCGGCCAGGACGTGCCGGCTGAGCCGCCCGAGTGCGACTACTGCGGCCGTGACGACTTTCCTACCGACGCCGCGCTCAGACAGCACCAGAGCGTGATGCACGCCGATCGGCGCCAGCAGGTGGAGCTCGCCGACGGCATCGTGGCGGGCCTGCTGCGCACGGGCTCGCTGCCAGGCGGCACGAGCAGCGCGGCCGACATCGCCACCGCGGTGGTGCTGGCGCTGCGGCAGCTCGAGCAGCCCAAGCCAGATCCCATGCCTGACCCGGATGCTGACGAGGAGGAGGACGAGGACCAGCCCGAGGCGCCGCAGCCGGAACCCGAACCGGAACCCACGCCCGGGCAAAAAAGCGGCTGGCAGCGCCAGCGCGAACGACAGGCGGCCGCGCATGGCTAACTACGGCACCGAGGCCTTCAACGGCAGCGACTACATCCCGTTTACCACGACCAATGTGGTGGTCAAGGCGCGCGGCGGGCGACTGGCGCGCGTGAATATCACCAGCGCGGTGACCGGCAACATCACCATCTACGACAACCCCAGCGCGGCTTCGGGAAACATTCTGTTCCAGGCTGTCGCGCCGACGGCGCCCAACTCGTTCCTGGTCGACTTTCCGGCCAAGACCGGCATCTTCTGCGTCCCCGGCTCGGCCGGCGGCGGGCTTATTTCTTTCAGCTAGGAGGCTTTCCCCTATGCCTGGCACTCGAGCGCAAGCCAAGGACGTCGTCGACAACGCGTGTGCGTATTCCAGCGCGGCGGTCACCGCCGGCCAGGTCCTGCAGGAATACGTCTCGACCGTGTTCGCCCGTATTTCGGGCATCAAATTCCTGGCCGTGACGGCCGGGTCTGGCGCTGGCAACACGGTGGGTGACGTACTGCTCAACGGCACCAGCGTGTGGGCCAACGCGGCCAACCGGCCCACCCTGGCCGCCGCCTCAACCGGTGAGTTCCAGAACTCCGTGCCCGACCCGAATACCCGCGCGGTGCGGCCTGGCGATCGGCTCACCATCCAGGTCAACACGATCCCGGCCACCACGGGCCACGCGCGGGTCATGGCCACGGTGTCGCTCGAGGGCAATGCCTGAGACATTCGGCAGTTATCGCCGCCGGCTCGCCGAGACCGCTGGCTACAACGTCCAGGTCCAGACGACCATGGGCGCGGGACGCAGCGATCAGCTGGTGTGCGCCGCGTTCCAGTCGACCGAGCTCGAGCCCAGTTTCTTCGGCAATACCTGGCAGTACCAGCCAACGGGCCCGAACGCCGGGCAGTGCCGCCGCATCCAGTACCAGGGCCTGGACCCGGCCTCGGGCACGCTCACGCTCGAGCGTGCGCTGCCCACCGCGACGCCGAGCGGCACGGCCATTGAGATCTACGGGCGCCTGCCGCCCGTCAAGTACGAGGGTCGTCTCGGGCTCAACGATCTGGTCAATCGCACGCTCAACGAGTGCTGGACGATCCAGAAGCTGCCGCTGCCGGGTGTGCAGGATCAGAAGCTGTACCCGCTCGGCAGCGCGTTTCCGTGGCTGCAGGCCGAGGACCAGATCGTCGAGGTGTTTTTCCGCGCGGCCAACGCTCCGCCGAACGCCGATGACCAGCTGATGATCAACTGGCGCTGGATGCCCGGTGGCGACAACCCGGCCGTCGAGATCGCCCAGACGTTGAACGTGGGCGACACGCTGCTGATCCAGGCGTACGTGCCGATGTCGTGGTGGATCGACACCGGCAGCGGCTTCGGACTGGCCACGACCGAGGGCCTCGCGGGTGAGACCGACCGGGCGGTCATGTCGCTCCTCGGCATGGAAATCGTCGGCAACGCCTGGGTCTACAACGAGCTCGCCAAGTGGGGCTTGCCCGACGATCAGGCGACCTACCGCCAGTTGCGATCTCAGGCGCGCGCGGCTGCCAATCAGTGGAAGCGGCTCACGCTGCAGCATCCGCAAGTCAGGAAGCTGCACTGGCCGGCGGTGCTCACGGTGCGCTCCAGAGACAACTACGGCTACGGCTACAACGTCCTGACACCTGGCTGAGTCCTGAGTGCCTTACCCACTCCGCGAGTCGATCAGCCTGAATGGTCAGGACCTGACGCTGTATCAGTTCTCGTCGCCAGCCCAGCGCCAGCAGGGTGGCGGGAACGTGGCCAACGACCAGGAGACCAACACCGTGCAGGTCACCGGTGAGCCGGTCGACGTCTCGGAAGAGCCCCTGGTCATGGACACCTTTCACCTGGGCTTCGGCTACTCGTGGCGGCTGCTGGCTGGCACGTACGCTTACGCCGAGAACGCCGACTGCCGCTTTCCCAGGCTGGTGCTGCCGGGCCCAGCCGTGACGGTGGTCGCACTGCCAGGCTCGGTGACCTCGGCGCCGCGCTGCGGTCAGGACTACAACGGCCACTTCTACTTCGGGGCCGGCAATCAAGTCTGGCGCGTACCGAACGGCAACGGTGTGCCGCTGCTCGACTACACCTTGCCCGCGGGCGTCTTTGCCTGGAGCATGGACACGTTTCTCGGCAATCTGTATCTGGGCACGTCCACGGGCCAGCTCAGCACGTCGCCACCCGGCCCGCTGCAGCAAAACGCGAGCGGCACGTGGACCGGCGGCGGGCCCAACCGAAAGGCGATCGCGCACGCCTGGTATCAGGCGCAGGCCACGGGTAGCTTCGGCGCCTGGCAGCTCATCGGCTCCGACACGCTCTCGAGTGTCGCCAACGTCGCCACCGCGCCGATGACGCCCGCCAACTGGGGCGCCAGCATCACGGTGGGCGACTCGACCTATGCCATCAACCAGCTGGTGAGCGACCAGGGCCACGTGTACGTGGCCAAGACCAACGGTCTGCACGACGTGGACGGCACCACAGGTTTCACGCCGAACCTGATGCCGTTTTACGAAAACGCGGTCGACGACGACAACGGCATCAGCGCGATCAACGCCAACGGCAGCATCTATGTGAATGACATCGCGGGCCTGTTTCGCATGGACGTCTCGGGTGGCTCGACGACCGGTCGCATCACCACTGTCACGCCCGGTCACGGACTGCCGAACGAGACGCCCATCCGCGGCAAGATCCTGGCCCAGACCAGCTATGGCCCGTGGGTCATCGCCGCGATCTACAACGGAACTGACACGTACATCATGTGGGGCCGCGACATCAAACAGGGCGACGCGGGCTCATCGCCGTTCGGCTACGGCGCTGGCTATGGGCCCAGCCCGTCGGCGATCGGACCCAACCCGATGCTGTGGCATGGCGGTCTGATCGTGCTGCCAAATCAGATCTGCCGCATGCTGGCCGTGAGCGGCTTGACGTCGCCACCGCGTTTGTGGATCGGCTCGTACAACACCAGCACCGGCACGGCGTCCATCCAGTACTGCCTCATCCCGCGCACCGAGAACCCACTGCAGGATGCCGAGATGACCTTCGCAACCAGTTGGAAGGTGCACATTGCCGGGCAGGACTGGGAGCACCCGGTGACCACCAAGGACCTGCTGCAGATCGAGGTGCAGGCCGACGGGCTCTCGCCGAGCTCGACGATCGACTTCGAGGTATCCGCCGACGGCGGCCCACTGATGGACTTCGGCACGGCCAATCAGTCGCCACAATCGAGCGTCGTCGGCACCCGCGACATCTTCGGGCGGCGTCTCGGGATCTGCATGGACGGCACGACGTCGTCGACCGCACCAGCCGCGGTGCGCGCCGTCATGCTGCGCAGCCAACTGCGGCCCGCGCTGCGCCGCGTCAGAACGTACGACGTGCTGCTGGGCGAGGGCAACGTCGATCGTTTCGGCGGCCGCGACATCACCCGCCCGCTGAGCGATTATCAAAAGCTCGAGCCGCTGCAGTGGGGCGGTCGGGTGAAGCTGCGGGACGAGTTCGGCGAGGGCTGGGATGTGCTCGTGCTCCCACCCATCAACCGCAAGGTCATCTATCTGCGCGGCGAATCTGGCAAAGGCACGGCCGAGCCAGTCATCGTGGCCACGCTGGTGCTCAAGCTGCTGGGCGCCGATCCGCCGGTGCCGTTCACGCGCCCGTTCTACTGGGATAACAGCGGTTCGGTGTACGACACCGACGCGTACTGGAGTGCACCCTGATGCCAATTTATGCCCGCATCGTGCCCGGCAACGTGATTCACGCCCAGGACCTGAACCAGGTCATCGACTCGCTGGATGGTGCCGCCGGCGCGGGGGTGGCCATCGCGCTGACGCAGCTCAACGATGCGACGAATTACGCGCTCACGGTCCAGAACGACGATGCGACCAACTCGCGCGCCCTGAACGTGCTCAAGAACGACGGCACGACGCTCATCAAGGCAGACGCGACGGGCGTGACGCTGGGCGCGCCGGTCACGCTGCCCAGCCAGAGCATCACCAACGCCGAGCTCGGCCCGGACGTCGCGCGCGCTAACCTGTTCACCAACGGCGGCTTCGAGATCTGGCAGCGCGGCAATGGGCCGTTTACGGTGAGTGCCACGTATGGACCGGATCGGTGGGTCCTCTATATCCCTGGTGGAACCATCAGCGTAAGCAGAGATGTCGCGAATTCTGACATTGGGGGTGCCGCTGCTGCCGTCACTACGACTGCGCCCGCCGGCTTCGGCAACGGCATCTACCAGATCTTCAACAGCAACGTGGAAATGCAGCAACTACGCAATCGCACAGTGTCGGTCAGCGTCCGCGTCAAGTGCTCGCAGGCCAATTCGGTACGCGTGGGGTTAGCCGCCGATATAGGGACAGCCCCGACCGTCTTCTCGAATTACCACTCCGGTGGCGGCACGTACGAAACGCTGACTGCCACGATTGCTCTGGGCGTGGTAAATGGCATGACTGTCTGGGTGACGGGTTTGGTAGCCGGGACGTGGTATGTCGACAACGCCTGTCTGGTGGTCGGCTCGCAGCCCGCCACCTACGTGCCGCTGCACCCGGCCGACGACCTGGCGAGATGTCTGCGCTATTGTGAGATAGCCGGAGGCGCGGGTGGCGGTGACATGCTGGGTGTGACACACGCGGTATCGGCAACGAGTATCTACGGTGCGTACCGCTGGCGAGCCCAGAAGGCAGTCACTCCAACGGTGACCTTTGCCGCCCCTGCAAATTACACCGTCTGGACCGCGTCGGGAGCGGTTCAAGCCGCCACGACAATCGCAAGCAATGGTTCGACTATCTACGGTATGCAACTCAACGCAACCGTTGCGAGCGGCCTGGCGGCGGGAAATGCCTCACTCGTATACGACAATGGCAGCGGCAAGATCACGATCGAGGCCAACCCATGAGTGTCTATGTCAGCGACTTTGCCCCCGGTGACGGTACATGGACTGTCACGCACGATGAGGCTGGTCACACTGGCGCGATCCAGCCGACCGATGTGGTGCACGTCCAGAACATAGATGGCTCTGACAACCACAACTTCGCTGTCGTCGTCTGCCCGGTGTGCGGCGCGGTCAGCACCCACCCGGTCGGCGGCGGCGCGCAGCCACAGAGTGTGCAGCAGATGTTCGTGAATATGTGCCAGAGCGATGGCTGCCCGTGCGGCCAGGTGGTCGCCGGCGATGCAGACGGGCTGGGCGAATCGCATGTCCGCTTGCAAGTTAACCGGCAAGACGGAATGGGGAGGTGGCAACTCGGATGACTGAGGAGCAGTTCCAGTTCAAGGTTGTCTATCGCGACCCCGGCGACGGCCTGATCGTGGGCATGGAGCCGTCCGGCGGCGCGGTCGGCAACGCGCACAAGGTCGCCGTGCTGTTCGATCCCAACGAATACGAGACGTTGATGCGCACTGACCCGGCCTATCTGTCCGCCGACAAAGATCACGTGCTGGCAGCACCCGACCACTGACGTGACGCTGAAGACCAGGGTTGTCGGCTTTCTGCAGTACGCCCAGGGCGACGACGTCCAGACGTATCTGCAGCGCTGGCTCGCGCAGAGCATGCGCATCAACGACACCCTGTTCGACCCGACGAGCGGCCACAACCACAACGGCTCTGGCACCAACGGCCCGATCGTGGCTGGCGGCGGCGGCGTGACCATGGTCTGGCGTGGCACCTGGTCGTCGGCGACGGGCTATAGCAAAAGCGACGGCGTCAGCTACAACGGCTCGAGCTACATCGCCCTGAACGCGGTGGGTCCGAGCGCGACACCCCCGCCGTCGGACCCGACCAACTGGGGTCTGCTGGCTCAGGCGGGTTCGCCTGGGGCGGTTGGTCCAGCAGGACCCCAAGGTCCGCCAGGTACTACCGGGGCTACCGGGGCCACGGGCGCGACCGGCCCAACCGGTCCTCAGGGCGCACAGGGCATCGGCTGGGTCACGGCGACGCGCGCGCCAACCTCGGCGGATACGGGCTACGCCACGGGCACCCTCTGGCTGAACACCACGACTGGCCAGTACTGGCTGCTGACGTCGAATGCGCCGGTAACCTGGACGCTGCAGGCCAACCTGACCGGGCCCCAGGGCGCCACGGGCCCACAAGGCAATCCTGGTGCGACGGGCGCCACGGGGCCGGCCGGACCGACGGGTGCAACAGGTCCGCAGGGACCAGCCGGCACCAACACATGGGGTTCACCCTAGGAGCAAGGCATGAGCGGCTCACAGATCGACCACGTGGTGTGGGGCCAATACTGGCCAGGCACGACGGACAACGGCATCTACGCCTACTGGCGCGCGCTCATGAGCAGCGACCCGCCGCAGTACCTGGGCCCACCCATCAGCGACGAGATCGACGTGGGCAACGGTGCGGTACAGCGCGCCTTCGCCAGCGGCGCGGTCATCCAGTGGAGTCCTGACGACGGCGCCGAGCTGGCCAGCGACCCGCTCTGATGCCCGCATGGTGGACACCGGTGTGGATCGCTGCTGCCGCGGAGCCCTATCCGCCGCAGCCTGAGCCGCCGGACCAGGGCTTCGTCTACGATGTCTGGGCGCCGGCGGTCATCCAGACCGCGGACTGGACGTGCTCGTGCGCTTCGAGCGCGTGGTTGCTCAACGCCATCGGCGATGATCGACTGGGGCGGCCGTGGAACGAGTTCGACGTCGTCGACGCCTTGCGCGCGGCAACCTATCCCGGCGTGGTCGATCCCGCGTATGGCCTGGCACGTGCTGATATGTACGACCTGGAGACCATGTTCAACAGCCTGGGCTACGCGGTGCGACGCAAGCAGTATCTGACGCGCGACGACATCCTGGCGTGGGCCGGCGCGTACCCGCTGCAGATCAACGGCGCGCGTTGGTACCACCACTCGGGTGCGCGCACACTGGGCCCGAGCGTGGTGTATCTCGCCAATCCGGCACCGTCGTGGAAGGGCGTGGGCCAGGAGCTGGACGCGTACGAGGCGTCGAGCTGGGGAGCGTGGAACGGCATGGTCGTCGTGGGGAGGATCTGATGCATATCGCAACCGTGAGCGGGCTGGCCATCACCATTGGCTGGCTCATCGCCATCGTGGTGCTGATTCTGGCTATCCTGGGCCTGGTCGGGGTGCTGCCGCTCAGTGCAACCGTGGTGTTCGGGTTGATCGGCGCGCTCGCGGTGGCGCGTCTGACGTAGGTTGTCGGGCGACCACAACGGCGAGCTGGAGTTTCCGGGTCCGCCGCGGGCGCGTCAGCTGGTGGGCGGGCTGCTGCTGCTCATCGGCGGCGCGTTGCTGCTGGGCTGGCTGCCGTTTGGTATGCAGACGTTCGCCGTGGTCATCGTGCTGATCGGCGCGGGGCTGGTCCTGTGAGCCTCGAGCTCGTTCTGCTCGTCCTGCTCGTCCTGGTGCTGCTGGGTGCGTGTGTCTGGATCTGGACCCGCGCCGGATGACGAGCCCGACGGCGCGCTGTCGTCGTTCAACCTGAGCATCTCGTTGTCGATCGGCTACCAGCGCAAGCGTGCCAAGCTGGCGGGCAAGTGGGAGGCGTCGATCACCAGCATCGGACTGCTGCTCGGCGGCATTGCCGTGGTGTTGCTGTTCATGTGGTGGCTGCTGACGCGGCTGGCGTTGCTGTAATCAGTACAAATCTGTCCACGCGCAGCGCTCGCAGTACACCTCACCAAGCCCGCACCGAAGTGGGTGATGGCCCAGTTCGCGCCAACAATGGTCAGGATGTACGCGACAAACGGCGTGTACTTCATGGCTGCATTTTGCTAGAGCTAACTCGCTTTATGAGGCTCAAGCGTCTCGTCAGCAATTGCAAGAGCGTCCGCAAAAGAGGCATCACCTTCGAGGTCAAGTTCGGTGATCTCTGTCAGTGCCGCCCGCAGCCGCTCGATCTCGGCCTCTGCGGCGTCGAGGCGATCCACCAAGCCGAGCATCGCGTCCTGTAGCTCGCGGATCTCCTTGGTGCAGTGGGCATGCAGATTAACGCTGCTGTTGCTGGTGATAGACACAGGTGCGAGTCGGTCGTTTGGCATATCTAACCCTGCTTATCTCTACCAAGTACCAGCACGAAGACCGTCCAGCCCACCAACAGGGACACCGCGCCGAGGGTGTTGCCGTTCATGGCGAGGCCCATGCCGACAAACAAAAGAGACCAGCGCAGCCACCTCATTGCGCATTCGCGTTATCTCTGCCAAGCAGTGTCGCGCGCAGGTCCTGTTTGTGCATGCCGACCATCACCGTCTCGAGGTGATCCATGAGCGCCCGCAGCGTCTGGTCGGGGTCACCGTGCGCCTGAACGTAGAGATACACCGCCAGGTGCGCCACGCCCAGTTCGCTGTACAGCCGCGCCGTGTCTGGCTGCATCTCTTAGTGATACACCAGCGACACGCGTACGGTACATAGGCGCGACGCTCAGTCCTCGACCCACGTGAGCCACTTCTCGGCGAGGATGAGCACGTGCTCCGAGCGCACGTCCTCGCGTGTCTGGCTCAGCAAGCCGAGGAAATTGGCCGCGGCCTTGAGCACCGCCAGCCGCGTGATGCGCGCGTCGCGATCACTCACAACTGCGGGACTTTTCTCAGATTCAGTGTCAGCCATCACCTCGAGCTCGCGGATAAAGCCTTTACCGTCCACCTTGAGCCGCACGTGCGCGCCGGCCTCGGGCAGATCGAGCGGGTGGAACTGGCTGATGTTGACCCAGGCGCCGCCGATCTTCAAGCCGGTGCGGTTGACGGCCTCGACGATACCTTCGACGTCGTTGGTCTGCACGCGCCCATTCATGGCCATCAGAACGCCGGCTCCGCGAGGCCGCGGAACTCGAGCTCGACGCGGCCGTCCTCGAGCGCGTACAGCAGGTCGGTCAGCAGTGGCACGAGGCCGAGCAGGCGCGAGCTGTCGTTGAGCGCGGCGCGACCGCCGGCCTTCCACGCCGCAGCCCACACGGCCGACGGGTCCTCCGACTCGTGCGGGTGGTGAAACTTCCAGGCGAAGTACGCGCCTGACGGATCGACGGACACGCTCATGGCAGCAGGTCCGCGCGCGCGGCTTCGTAGTCCTCGTCGACCTGAGGCGTGCACCTGGTCTGGCAGCCACAGAACGCGAAGCCGTCCCAGGCGATGCACCATACGTCCCGCATCAGCAGGCCGTGTAGCGCGAGGCGATGGCCACACTCGGGGCAGGTGCTGTGCGCGGGCATGTCAGTCCTCCCGCTCGATCTGGGCGGCGGGGATGACGCCGCGCAGTGGTCTGCCAAGGATGCGCTTGAGTTCGGAGCGCTCAACCGTGACCGGCTCCTGCGCGGCCATGAGATCGCAGTGCAACTGGACCGCGATCTGGTGCTTGCAGGTGCGGCGACCACCGTCGTAGCAGGTGCACGAGGTGCGCGTGACCAGGTAGTAGTGGCCGTCGCCCTTGCTGGACGGGATGCCGTAGGCCTTGCGGCCATCCTTGGTGCGGCACTTGAGCCACTGGCCGGCGTCGGTGGCGATGGCGACGGCCTTGGGGCCGCGCGGGTCGGTGCTTAGCATGTTCATGATGGACAGAGTATACACAACAACTAGCATAGAAGCAACATAGAAAGTGCTAGAATGAGGCATGCACACAACAAGTGGAAGCGGCAGCGATGTACCGCGCATGCCACAGAGACGTATCCTGCCTAGCGTGTCGCTCGTCATCCGCAACCTGCGCCAGCATCGCGAGCGCGCGGTGATGACCCAGGCCCAGCTCGCCACCGCCGCCGGCCTGTCGCGCCACACGGTGCAGCAGCTCGAGGCCGGCATCCGACCCGCCTATCCGACCACCGTCCAGAAGCTGGCCAAGGTGCTCAAGGTCAAACCTGCGGACCTGGTGACTGAGGCCAGCGTATGACCATCGAAGAGCGCGTGAGCCGCCTCGAGCAGCGCATCGATCAACTCGATGGTGTCGTCGAGCGGCTCGAACGCATCGAAGTCATCTTGACGCGGATGTTGGCCACGCTCGACAACCACGACCGCACGCTGCGCGAGATCGCGGCAACGTTGCCGCGGCTCGGTTTCCACTGGCCCTGGGAGCGCGCATGACGATGCCTGATGGCCTTCTGGTACCCCGGTTGAGGTTCTTTCGCAACGAGGTCGCGCTGAGTCAGGACGATCTGGCCGAAAAGGCTGGCGTCGGCCGGGCGACCGTGGCCCGCGGCGAGCGCGGCCTGACCATTCGCCCGTCCAGCGTCCGCAAGCTGGCGCGCGCGCTGAGCGTCAAGCCGCGCGACCTGCAGCTGGTGACTGAGGCCAGCGTATGACCATCATCGGCTTGACCATCCGTAACTCGACCGTTCGCCAAGTCGGCAACTTCCGCTCAGAGGCGCAACTCGACATGGTTGGCCGACTCGAAAGTCGCGGCTACCAGGTGCGCGTGTATGACGAGCAGGGCACCTCCGGCGCCCACCTCAAGAAACGAGCGGTCGCGCTGCAGATGTTCGATGACCTGCGGCGGGGCGATATCGGTGGTATCGGCGCGTTTGACGTCAAGCGACTCACGCGCGACGAGTTCGGCGTCGATGGCGGGACCATCGCGCGGCGCATCGTTGAGGCCGGTGGCCTGTTCGTCACCTGGGATAAGGACTACGACCTGCGCAACGATGACGACCTGCTGCAGTTCCAGTTCCAGTGCCTGCTCGCCGGCATTGACTGGCGGGGCATCCGCAACACCTTCTGGTCGGGCATCTTCAAGAAGCTGGAGCGCGAGCCCATGTACATGCGTCCACCGATCGGCTACATGACCGAGCTGCTGCAGTCAGAGGGCACCACTCGGATCAAGCGTCGTGTCGCCAAAAATCCCGGACATGCCGGGCTGATCGCTGAACTCGAGCGCCTGTTTGAAGAGAGCGATTCACTCACGCAGATCGCGCGCGTGCTCAATACGCAGGGGCCGGCGCGTCCAGCCTTCCGCGGCCGCGGCGGGACCACCACGCACTGGAGTGTGCAAAGCCTGCGCTACCTGCTGCGTAACTCGATCTACACCGGTGTGTTCACCTTCGGGGCACGCCTCAAGAAACGGTCCATCGTCTGGCACAAATTCGCGACCGATCCGCAGACCGGGCAACCGAAGGACTTCCGTCAGCACGTACCTGACCTCGCGTACTGGACGCCGGCGCAGGTCGGCCGCTGGCGAGCCAAGTTCGATAACCCCGGCGTCATTCGTACCGTTGAGACACGCTACCCGCACCCGTTGTCGGGCGTGCTCGACTGCATCAGTTGCGGCCAGCCGATGGTCGCGCGTGGCCCACGCCTGTACGCCTGCTCTGCACTCGGCACCCACCGTGGACGCAAAAGCGTACTGTGCACCGCGCCCCAGGCACTCAGCGTCAACGTGGCCGCGCAGATCATGCGCCAGGAGCTGCCGCGCGCCATGTACAACGTGCAGGCGGTCGCTGCCGAGCTCCGGGCACAGCAAAAGGAGCACACGACCTCGGCGGCAGAACAGCGCCTCGCGTTTCTCGAGGACCGTGCGAAGTGGATCAACGACCAACTGTGGAACAGCCCGAAACCGGTGCCGTCGTTGGTCA